TCTCCACCTAGTTGTGGGGTTGTGTCATCAACTACATCTGTAATACCAGTGTCAGTATCAGTAGGCACAACCCAAGTGCCATCAGCTCTAAGGAACTTAGTGTCATCACCTGTTGTAGATGTAGGTACTAAGCCAGCTGTTGTACCTGCAAAGTTACTATAGGTAGTATCATTATCTGGAAGGTTAGCAATAGTAATCTTCTTAGAAGTACCACCATCGTTAATTAATAATTCCTCTGAGCCAGAGGGTGTGGTTTTAGCAGTTAGTGCTGATACTTTAATTGATGACATATTTACTCCGTGATAATATATTCAGGTGAGGTTAGATTAGAAGACTCCCTTAATAAATAAGAACCTTGTTCCGTTTGTATCTCTAAAGCTATCGTTTGAGTAGGGTTAAATTCTAAATGCCACTGCCTACGATTAGCAAGCATTGCTAAAGTTTTAGCCTTTCTCCAATGATGCCTCTTAACCTTTGGGAAACTCATAATCTAAATAGCATCTTTCTTCTGCCTATTCCTTGTCTGTTATCTAATTCTAACAACTCTTCTACAATCTTTTGAACCATAGGCGAGTAACTTCTTTTAACTTGTGAGTCTTTTCTTGGTGCTATCTTACCACTGTGAACCTCATAAGTGCTTGATTTTACAGAAGTTTTTGAATCACTAGGCGTGTGAGTCATTGCGTGGTGAGCCTCGTATTTAGTGGCTTCAACCTTGCCTTTTTCATTGTTTGATTTTAGTTGCGAACCACTGTATGAAGGTGCTTTACCTTCAGAAGATATAGGCTCTAAGTCTTCTTTAGTATCAAACATATTCTCAAGCATCTCAACAATACCATCTACCTCATTCTCAGGCTTAGGGTCTCCAGGGAAATATAACTGATGTTCCTTAATGTAATCTTCTATTGATACATAATCTTCATCGTCTTCCTTTTGAGTAGCATACTGCTCATTGTATTCAGCGCTTATAACAGCAGTCCAAATATCACGTATCTTATCTTTTATACGGTCAATCTCTAAACCACCACAACTATCATCTAATATATCAAGCATAACTCTTACCCTGTGTTTTGTTTCTATGGTTTTCCCTAAGATTCCACTTATGAGAATCAGCAGCCATTGAACTGTAATCTTCTCCGTATTGAAAGTTAGTACAGAAAGTTTGTTTAAAGTAGGAAGGTTCTCCGCAGTCAGAACAGACTTGAGGTTCTTCTCTGTTACTGAACGAAACTATATTGTCAGTAATGTGGTTATTTTTACATTCGTATTCAAATATTGGCATAACTAATCCGTAATTAATTCAGAATAGCCCTCTCATCTAGACAAGGGCTACGTTTAACTAACTACCGTTTAAGTAGATGGAACTGCAAACGCAATACCAGCATCATCACGAAGCTCAGCAACACCATAAATAGTGTCAGCAGTAAACAAGTCACCTAAGTATTCTTGTTTATATTGAGTTTGTGAACGTACGCCTACTTGCTCAGCAAGAACTAAAGCGTCCTTGTGAAGTAACAGACCGATTCTTGAAACAGCTGAATCAGTTGAAGTTACAGTAGGGCAGTTAGATGTAACAAACACATCTACACCGTAGATTTGACCAATCTTACCAGTCTTAATAGCGTCACCATTACCAACGAACTGTTGCTCAGTGAAACGGTTAATAGCTAATAAGTCATTAGAAGCGATTGGAGGAAGCACTAAACAACGCTGGTCCATCGGAACATCAGCATTATCCAAAGTAAGAATCATCTTACGGATACCAGCATCAGTAATATCTGATGAGTTCGAAGTAGCACCATTGTATGCGGTAGTACCATCACCAGCGATTACAGCTGTTTCCCATAGAGCAGCGCCTGAACCACCTACTGTACCACTTTGAAAACCTTCAGCTAATGCGAATAAGTCATCGTCAACTTGGTTAGCAAGAGCATAACCAGCGTCATCCGTATAGAACTTACGCATTGAAGAAAGAGATTGAACCTCTGCAATATCTTCAATTAACTTTGAGTATTCATAATGCTTGTCAATGCTTACATTAACAACACTTGCTGTATCAGCAATCAATGTTACCTGACTATTCGCTGTTTTAGCAGAAGCTGAACCACGAGCAGGTTTAGGGATATGAATAGTGTCGCCTTTCTTACCTTTATGCGACATCTTTGTAACTAAGTTAGCTAAAACTAAGTTTTGTTTATATGAGCCAATAACTTCATCCGACCAGAGTTCAGGGATGAAATTAGCTGACGTTGTGACTGTACTATGATTTGTACCTAAAGCCATTTTATTTCTCCTTATTGAGTTTTATTTAACACGACCCTCTTGGTATGCTTGAGTTATCTCATCTGATAAATCAGCATACCTATTAGGGTCGCTTACTTGTAGCTGAATTAAATCAGACCTACGATATATCTTCTTACCACCAACTGAATCTCCTGCGGAACGAGTTTCTGAACTGGTTTGTCGTAATGCCTTTTGCCTAGACTTCTTTTGCTGTGCTTTAACTTCTTGTGTCTTGCCAATCATTGATATTTGTTTCCAAGTACCTAGCAATTCGTTTGCAGCATTAAAATCATAGTTGGCATCAGCCTTACGGAACAGTTCGGTACGAATACCACTCTCTCCCACCCACTTTTGAAAGTCATTATCACCAACAATATCCATAAAATCAGGATGTGTTGCTTCTAACTGCGATAAGTTAGCATTTTGTGCCGACTTAGCGTTACCTTCTCTAGCTTTGATAATCTCTGGATGATTTTCTATCGCTGAATTTACTGCCTTAGCAGGGTCATCGTAAAAACTATCCTCGAAACTAACAGCATCTTCTGTTGGTTCAGTAGCTTGACTTGCTTGTGATTGTTCCATCAACTGTTGAATCAACTGTCTTTGTTGTCCAACCTCTTGACCTTGCTTACCTAACACCTTCTCAGCGTTTTGGTGCATCCCAATCACATCCTCTAATGTCTTTCCAGCATACTTCTCAGGTGGTGAATATTCTGGTTCTGCTTGTACTTCTTGCTGAACCTCTTGTTCTACCACAGGAGCTTCTGTTACCTGTTCCGCACTTTCGGGTGCTACATCTACTACTATACTCATTTCCTTGGTCTCCGCCCCTTAGGGTTATGAAGTTATTTTATGATGGGTCTAGTTATCTAGGTTATCCATCGCTATTTTAGTTGCAGATTCTAAGCTTAATAATAAACCTAGTTGCTGTAACTGACCTTTAGCGTGCCAAAGGTCTTTTTCACTGTTCATAGTGTCAACGTCTCGTACACTACTTTCAATAATCTTTAATTCTTCTACAAGGTCTATCCAACCTTCTGTCTCGAATAATTCTAATCTACCTTTTAAGAAGTCCTCGTCTGTCTTCATTGATAAGTAGTATTAATATTAACTTTAGATGAAGCTTCTCTCGCTTTAGCCATATTTAATATAGTCTCAGACTTAAGATGTTCTACTTCTGGTACATTTCTAGCAGTCTCAGAGTTCTTATTAATAATATCTGCCTTAGTTTTCTCTAACGACATCATATCTTTCTGTAATTTAAGAGCTTTCTCTTGATATTTAAGTTCATCTGGAGCTTTCTCTTGTGCCTCAGCATACCACTTAGTAGCTTTAGCTCTTTCTTCCTCAGCCTCAGCTTGAGTCTTAGCAATATCTGCTTGAGCTTGTTGCATCTGTAGTTGATGATGATACTCTTGCATCTGTTGTTGCTCAGGATTAGGTTGATTACCTTGCATAAGTTGCTGAACAATCTGGTCTCTATTATGTATTGATGAGTTTTGCATCATAGATAATAGAATCACATTGAAAGCAGGTGAATCTTTAGGAATGGCTTGTAGCATCTGTACCATTTGAGTCATCTCTAACTCTTTAGCCATAATACCCATAGTTGAATATGGTACAAACTTGTAATCTGATACAGGATACCTATCAACATCAAACTGAATCTTACGCCACATTGATTTATTAATCATTGGAATAAGGAATGTGTTTTGGAAATTCATTAAAGTACGCTTCTGACGCTTAATTGACGCAGACTGTGCCATAGACATACCAGAAGAGGTAGCCCTATCAGCATTTCCTACATCAGCAGAGCCAGTACCCATCTGAATCATGTTTTGAAGTGAGGCAACCTGAGTAAACGTGCTTTGGTCTGTGGTTCCCATATCTAAAGGCATAATAGCCTCACGTGGATTACCATTAGTTAGTATAGTTTTACCAGGTCTAACCTCAAACTTAACACCACGGGGCAATCGGGTAGCATCTGCCGCCATCATAGGTGTAGTTGTTAATGCTAACGAGTCAATCCTTGCTCTCATTTCAGCATCTAATGCTTTTTGTGGGTTGTATCCTTTCTCACAGACACCTCTACCCCAGAATTTATTAGGAACAATGTCATGTTGATAACTAATGAATGGTCTATCAATCATCATAAAGGCATTTTCCTCTGCCCTTAGGATATATTCATCATTAACTAAGGTAACAACAGCTTCTACAAGCTCATCCTTCTTAGTGTATTCAAAATCATCCTTATCTGTCTTAGCTTTTAAGAACCTTTTAGGAACTAAGCCCCAGTATTCCGTAATCTTAACTGAATCTGACTCATCTGCCATTTTAGTTTCAGGGTCGAAGCCGAAACGGATAGTATCATAGTCTCCATCTAAAGGAACATCACGATAAATACCAGACTTAATACCTTCAATAATATGGTATCTAGGTTTGATAACCTCATGTGCAACACCCAGTGCTTCGTTAATAGAATTAGCAGAAGGGTCAATTAAAAACTCTTTAGGAGAGATAGGTTCTAGTTTAACATCAATAGAAGGTCTTTCAGTTAGTTGCCTAGTGGTAGTCATAGTACCTTCGACAGGTTGTTCTACAGGACTACGTTCAATATTCTGCTCAATTACAATCTTACCGATACCAGTACCATAAATAGCACCATTTAAGAATATCTCACATACAGCGTCTTTAACACCAGTCTTTTCTAGGTCTTCTTGTAGTAAGTTACGGACATATTCAGCATCAGTCTTATCTTGGTCTAACATATCGTCTTGAATGTCGAACCACTTGCCACGACCAAAGGTTGCTTCTTCTAATTCTGCAACTGATGACTCTACTGCTTGTTGCAAAGCAGGTGATATAATTCTTGATTTCTCGGATGTTCTAAGTCGGTCGGATTGTAACCAAATACCACGCCATAAACGGTAGTATTCATCCCATTGGGTAACATAGTTAACATCTCTATGTGTTCTCCACCCTTCTAACCTATAAGTAAGCCATGAAGCGAGAGCTTGATATTGATTTTCCTTACCTTCAAACATAAACTATTGATTTCTATAGGAATTTAGGCACAATATATCATAAAGTAAATAGAAATATCAACTAATTTCATTAATAACCTGAAATAACATCCTCAGGTTCCCATTCTTCTTCTAGTTGAATTGAGTGTGCGAAGTCTGCAATACTTACTTGGTCTATATAGGACAAGGCATCTAGCAAATCATCATGTGATAAACGTGAAGGGAAGTCAAGCATCTGTGAAATGAAGAATCTCCAGTCTTTATCCTCATTAAATGTGATTTGTTGGTGTTCCATTCGACCTTGAAGGGACCAAGTTATCCTTTCAGACTTCTTTTTACCCCCGTGGCGTAGCTCATCTATATGTATAAACCGATTAGTGGTCCGCATCTCATCTTCTAGGTAAGGAAGTATAGCGTTCTTAAGAGAACCAGTCTCAATACCCACAGTAGTAGACTCATTAACAGCCGCAGCCTTTAATATCTTACTAGCGGTCTCTTTAATAGACCACCTTCCGTGCATAATGTCTTTAACCCACCACTTATCTCTGTTTACCTTAACAATAGCAATAGCAGTCTCGTCTAACTTAGAAGACTTAAGTCCCCTTTCCTTCTCAGAAGCCTCAAAGCCAGCTGGGTCCACAGCTATTACATAGTTACCTTCATCAGGTTCAGTTCCCTGTAAGAACCATTCTTCTTTAAAGATACCACCAGAGAAGGTTTCAAACGATGCCTCGAACTCTTGTCTAAAAGCCATAGAAGACATCGTATTTCTTGCAGACTCTATCTCATCTTCAGGTATATAGGGGTTATCAGTAGAGTTAAATGAGAAAGCTTCCCAGTCTTCATCTTCCTTAGCATCTATATATAGGTCATAGAAGTGATTCTTACCAGCAGGTGTACCAATAAACATAGCACCACCTCTTACGTCAGCTAATGTAGGTCTAATAATCATCTCCCACACATCAGGTCTCATTGAGGCGTACTCATCCATAACGACATAAGCAAGACCAACACCACGTAATGTATCAGGTCTATCAGAACCTTTTAAGTAGATTCTTCTACCATTTGTTAGTGTTATTCTAGCAGTATTCTCATACGTGTCTTGAATAAGGTCTCCCCCGAGTTCCTTAAGCATATTCCACATAATGTCTTTAGATTGTTGGAAGGTAGGACCGATATAGAAGACATCCTTAGAGTCAGACTCTAATGCCTTAAGAAGTAGAATCCAAGCAGCTAAACGACTCTTACCGAATCTTCTGCCTGCGGCAATGACCTTAAATCTAGCCTTTGATTGGAATATCTCTAACTGAGCTGGATGTAACTCAACATTAAGAGTCCCCATCTAAGACCTCAGGAGAGGATTCATCCTCGACTATTGTAGCTATAACCTCATCATCACCTTTAGTCTTTAATCTCTTAGGTTTATTAACCTTAGCCATCTCTTCTATCTGTTCAGTCGTCCCGACATTAATAGTTAAACCACCTTCACTCTTAGTATGTTTAATCTCAATAGCTTTCTGAGCAGGAACAATCCTATCCATACACATCTTTAAACAATGAACATCACCTTTAAGAGCCTTAGCAATGACCACCTCAACAATCTCTTCACCTCTAGAGCTTAAGAGTTCTCTAGCAAGTTGAGTGTATTTATTAACAGAACCTTTAGGTCTTCCATTAGGGTTAGGGATTTGACCTTTCTTAAAAAGGTGAGGCATAGTCTTTCTTTTATCAACCATTTAGTTATCCTTATATAGGGCTAAAGTTTAAACATCAATCGAACCACCTAAGTATCTTAAGTAGCTCTTCTTAAGTTACTTAAGTAACTTAAGCCGTAGGCTGGCTCAGAGGTGAAGACCGCTAGGTCTTTAACTCGGAGTCATAGAACTTAAGTTCTACTCGGATTTAGGTGTCTCTGTCTTGGATTTCGGTGTAGTGGACTACTTAGAAGACCTTTGATAAACATAAAGGTTTATAAAGGATAATCTAATAGTTACTTCTCAGAAGGTAATGACGGTTCTCCCTAGAACCCGAGTTTACTTAAGTAGGAACTTAGGTTCGATTGTAGCTGATAAACAGACTAAAGTAAAGCCGAAACCTGCTTTTCTTACTAAATTAGTCCTTATTAATCCCACGAAGTTAGTTATCCACAAAGTTATCCACAATTACTTAATTAAATCTATTATTAATTGAATAACCCCAACCCCTCTCCAATCTAATTATGAACTCAGCTCTCATCTAATTATGAACTCAGCTCTCATCTAATTATGATAGTTTACATTAACTCGCTGAGTCGACCCAGGGTCCCCCTGTGCCGCCTCTGCTCGTGTTCATCTAAGTTCCTTCGTCACTAAGATTCACTGGGGTCTTTCTTTAGGTAACTTGATAATTCAGATACCGCTGTAGATACTGTAGTGATTGTAGTTATTTAATTATCATTGAGAGTGTAAAGTAATGATAGACAGTCAAACACCTTTAGTTATCAACTAACTAAACCACCTTTATATCGAGGACAAGAGTTATCCACAATTGTTCATAACTATCAGAACAACCCCAGCATAACTAAATTCTTAAGCCCCTTTTTAGGGGGCTAAAGACCGCTTACGCTATTTAGTTATCGCCGAGGTTGTTTCCGACAGTTACAAACAATTATGGATAACTCTTGTAGGTGTGGCACGTTCAAGAGTTAACTGATAGATACAAGGTGTTGATAGGTTGTGTTTGTTAAAGATTAAAGGATTGTTATTAAGATAAAACTTAAAGAACGAAGTTTTAATTAGTTAAACCTAAGTCCCTTTAAGTATTAAGGTTCTCAATGTATTACTAATTAACAAAAGATAAAAAGAATCTTTTGTACCCTTTATTAGGCACAGATTAAATAAATTGAAGTCAGTCGAGGGTGACACTTCAATTTATTTAATCAGTACCAAATAAAGGGTGTCGCTTTTTAAACTAATAGGAAATA